TCATATAATGAGATAATTATATAGAGCGCTCTGCGTAATGCACGGCGCTTTTTCTTTTTCCGAAAGGGGTGAAACCATGACCGAAAAACAGAAGCGTTTCTGCGACGAATATTTGATTGACCTGAACGCTACTCAAGCGGCAATTCGTGCGGGGTATTCGCAAAAATCAGCCTACTGCATAGGCGAAGAAAACCTGAGAAAACCCGAAGTCCGCGCGTATATAGACGAGCAGCTCGCCAAAATTCACAACGAGAAAACCGCCGACGCCGCCGAGGTCATGGAGTACCTCACAGCAGTAATGCGAGGGGAACATACGGAAGAAGTGCTTTGCCTTGACGGTGACGGAACGCAGAGAATTGCCAACATTGATGTCCCCGCAAAGGAACGCCTGAAAGCCGCCGAGCTTCTCGGAAAGCGTTACGGAATGTTCACCGACAAGGTTGACACAAACGCTCCCGTTACAATCGTCATAAAGGACGATTACGGCGAATGAGCACGCTTGAAACGGTCTGCCGCTGGAATCCCTGCTTCCGTGAGGTCAACGAGTTTCGGGGACGTTACCGCATTCTCAAAGGCTCGGCAGGCTCGGGAAAATCCGTCGATATTGCACAGGACTACATCAAGAAGCTGTCCGATATGCGCTACAAGGGCGCAAATCTGCTGGTAGTCCGCAAGGTTGACGAAACGAACCGTGACAGCACGTTTGCGGAGCTTCAGGCGGCGGTGTTTCGGCTGTTCGGGGAGCATTACGACAAGGTTTGGAACATCTGCAAATCGCCGCTGTCAATGGAATGCAGGCTGACGGGAAATCGCATAATTTTCCGCGGAATGAAAGACGATGGGCAGCGAGAGAAAGTCAAGTCAATCACGTTCAGGAACGGCAAGCTGACATGGATTTGGTGTGAGGAAGCGACAGAGCTTTCCTCGGCTGATGTGGACATTTTGGACGACAGACTTAGGGGCGAGCTGCCGAACCCGAACCTGTTCTACCAAATAACCATGACGTTCAACCCGATAAGCTCCACGCATTGGATTAAGGCTCGGTATTTCGACCGCCCCGACCCCGACGTTCTCGCTCATCACTCGACCTACCTCGGAAACCGCTTCATTGACGAGGGTTACCGCCGCCGAATGGAGCGCAGAAAAATCGAGGACCCCGAGGGTTACCGCATTTACGGCGAGGGCGAATGGGGCGAAATCGGCGGTCTGATACTCACGAATATTGACATAGGCGACTTTAACGAGGAATTTGACGTGCGATATCTCGGGCAGGATTTCGGCTTCAACCATGCAAACGCTATTCTTGACGTGGGCTGGCGTGACGGGGAACTTTACGTTCAGCGTGAAATCTACGTCCATGAAATGGATACAAGCGAGATAATTGCTCTTGCGGAGCGTGAGAACGTCCCGAAAAACATTGAGATGTTCTGCGACAGCGCCGAACCGGACCGCATAAAAACATGGCGCAAGGCAGGCTTTCGAGCCGTTCCCGCCAAAAAGGGCGCAGGGAGCGTAAAGGCGCAGATTGATTTCCTGAAAAGCGTGAAGATACACATTGCGCCCCGCTGCGTGAACACAATCAAGGAGATACACCAATGGAAATGGAAGCGTGACACGCAGACGGGCGTTTATCTGGACGAGCCTGTCGAGTTCTTTGACGACGCTATGGCGGCGCTTCGCTATTCTGTCGAGCGTATCAGGCGCACCGACAGCGTTGCGGTTCTGAAATGAGGTGAATTTATTGACATACACGGAAACGGCGCTTACCCTCGCACAGCTTGAGCAAAGCGGCGCTATGACTTGGGAGCAGATAATCTCGAACGAAATCAAGGAGTTCAAAAGCTCCCCAAAATATGCGCTGATAAGGCAGGCGGAGGACTATTACCGCAACCGAAGCGAGGTTCAGAGCAAAAAGAACGACATTGCGAAGCGCTCCAACACAAAAATCGAACACCCGATAATCCGCAAGCTGGTCAACCAGAAGGCGGATTATTTGCTTTCAAAGCCGTTTACAATCAGCGGCGACAGCAAGGCTTATTCCGAAGCGCTCTCGGAGCTGTTCGGCGACGAACTGAGGGCAAAGGTGAAATCGCTCGCAAAGGGCGCCGTGAAATCGGGAATTTCGTACATGATACCGTATTTTGAGGACGGTGCTTTGCGGTTCATGCGAGTGCCGTCGGACGAGCTTATACCATTGTGGACTGACACCGAAAACAGCAAGCTTGACGGGTTTATCCGCTTTTACGACAGGATAGAGTATCAGGGCACGACAAAGATAATCATGCACCATGCCGAATACTGGAGCAAGGACGGCGTGCAGTATTTTCAGAGCCGTGACAGCTATTACAGGCAGGTCGGCGAGGGCTTCACGCCGCATTTCACGATTGACGGAAAGCCGTACAACTGGGCGGAAGTGCCGCTGATTTGGCTTAAATACAACGAGGAAGAGCTGCCGTTGGCGTACTTCATTCGGGAGCTTGTCGACAGCGTAAACTGGCAGACCAGCGTCACCGAGGACGTTTTGCGAGATGTCAGCAAGTTCATTTTCGTGCTGAAAAATTACGGCGGACAAGACCTTGCGGAGTTCGTGGACGAATTGCGGAAAAGCCTTGCGGTCAAGGTAGACAGCGACGGCGGTGTTGATACCATTCAGCCTAACGTTGATGTTTCGGCGGTGCTTTCGTTCATTGACAAGCAGCGGCGGGATATTTACGACCTTGCGGACGGGGTTGACACGAAAGACCCCGACCTCGGGAACGCTTCGGGAACGGCGCTGTATTTCCGCTACATGGGACTTGACAACGACTGTGCGGCTCTCGGTGCTTCTCTGAAAGCGGCTTTTCAGCGCATGAAGAGCTTCATTGACGTGTACTTTGCGCTTATGGGAAAGGGCGATTTTTCGGGCGAGAAGCTGAACGTGGTGTTCAACACCGATATGCCCGTGAACGAGAGCGAGGTTATCACGAACTGCCGCAATTCCGAGGGCATAATCAGCCGCAGAACAATTCTCGAAAATCACCCGTGGACGGAGAACGCCGAGGAAGAACAGAAGCGGCTTGACGAGGAACAGAGCGAAAGCGGCAGCATGGACGTGTTCGGAGGGTTGAATGAACAGCAGGGAGTATTGGGCAAAACGCTCGGAAATACGTGAAGCTAAGGCATACAGCAACTGCCTTGACGCTACGAGGGGACTTGTAAACGCATACCGAAGCACCTCGGCGAATATCCGCAAGGAAATAAACGACTTCTACAACCGCTATGCGGACGAGAACGGGCTTGACTATGCCGAAGCCGTCAAGTATCTCAACCGAAACGAGGTTTTGGAGTGGCGGACAAGCGTCGAGGGTTACATAAACGAGATAAGCAGGGAGCGGGACACGGCTGTGCGGGAACGGCTCATGCAGGAATACAACGCAAGAGCCTACGGAGCGCAGATTACCCGCTTGGAGAGCCTGAACGCTAATATTGATTCCGAGCTGTCGAAGCTGTATGCGAGGGCGAACGAGCAGTTTAAGGAGCTTCTGGGCGAGAATTTCACCGAGGGGTATTACCGCACGATTTACGATATACAGAACCGCTACGGTTACAGCTCTATGTTTTCAACTGTCAACTCAAAAATGGTTGAAAATGCGCTGACATATCCGTGGAGCGGTGCGAACTTCTCCGACAGGCTGTGGAAGCACAAGGGCGAGCTGCTGAACAATATGTGTGAAACAATCACTTCGGGGCTTATCCGGGGCGACAGCGTTCGGGACATGGCGAAGAAGCTTGCAAAGCAGATGGGTGTCAGCTATTCAAACGCCGAAAGGCTTATTCAGACGGAGAGCAGCCACATTCACAACACCGCCGAGCTTGACGCATACAAGGCTTGCGGCTTCGAGGAATACGAGTTTATGGCGAGCATGGACGAGCGCACCTGCGACGTCTGCGGCGGAATGGACGGTCAGAGGTTTAAGCTGTCCGACAAACAGTTCGGCGAGAACTTCCCGCCGCTGCACCCGCACTGCCACTGCACCACGATAGCTTATGACCCTGATGATGATTTGGAGGATTTGGAGTCGGGGGAGCTGGATTACGATAGGTGGTATGGGGAGTTTGTCGAGGGACGGGAGCAGGAGAAAGTCGGCGGGGAACAGTCAGCGGAAAAGCTGGTAACTTCAAATGTCAATGGCAGAGAAGCAGTTCTTGACGAGAAAGGAGATTTCCTTGCATTTAAGCATGTTGATGGGTTGACAGATGAACAGATTGGTGATATAATAAGTGATAGAGGGGACAATATTTCAAAATATCGTTCTAATTGGCGAAGCTTCAGCTTAAACGACACAATAAATCGACTGCTTGCAAATCCTCAAACATTACCGATTACTCCAACAGGGAAAATTAGTTATGTAAGTGATGAATCGCCATATCAAATAGTTTATGACAG